CCTGCATTCGAGAATATGCGGTCAAAGTATTGTTTGGCATATATCGCAGGTTTAAATTGTCGCACCTGGTACTGATTGCTTCCCGTTGATGAATATGGAACTACCGCACCGAGGATATGGGATTCATGCAGTCCAACATCAACGTGGTGAAGTCATTTGACCTCAATACCAATTGGATGGAAGAGAGTGCAGGGCAATACTTCGAGGAGCTCTTGACATCACCGCAGACATTCGTGAAGATTGTGCAGTACAACACCACTGAGGATGGCCTTCCAATCATTGGGGAGGATGGATGTCCGATTCACATCGCAGAGTCAACCGCATATCAACCATGCATCGTGCAGAACAATGCATACGAGGTATACCAACAACGCAATAAGAATCTAATCAAGCAAAGCATCACCATCAAATTATCAAATCAAGACAACATCAATGGTTAGAATTCAACTCTCAAATGGCTATCTTGACGTAAAGGAAGGTACTGCATTCCCATTGAACTTCTCAATCGGTGATATCCGTGACCTCACGAAGCGTACCGGTACATTCTCCAAGACAATCACATTGGTTGGAAGCAAGAATAACCATAACCTCCTTGGACATCATTACGATGTAAATATCGAGGAGGGTACATTCAACATCAACACCATCACGAAATGCACGGTACTTCAGAACGATGTGCCAATCATGGAGGATGCATTGCTTCAGTTGGTCAATGTTCGCAAATCTCAGATGACCGATGCATATGAGCAGATGGTTGAGTACGATGTCCTGGTGAAAGATACTCAGTGCGAATTTTACACCGCGATCACCAACAAGGAGTTGACCGATTTGGACTTCAGTGATTTGAATCACACATTCTCAGCTGCGGATATCATTGCATCGTTTGACAATACCATCACCGAAGGATTCAAATATGTATTCCCATATTCATCAACGGGAAGCAATCAGTACCAGGTGCGACAATTTAAACCTGCGATATATGCCAAACAATACTTTGACCGCATATTCTCGAATGCAGGATTCACATACGAATGGACGGGATTGAGTTCCTCCCATTTCGACAAATTACTCATTCCATACAATGGGGATGCCAACACATTCGATACCACTGATTACTTGGTTGAGGCAGAAATCAACACTCCATTCGATGTGACTTCATCAGTTCAGTCATATGGTAACTTTGACAATGCTACCGGATGGACTGAGATAACCGATGTTCAAGCATCGTTCAATCCAACAACCGGAGTGTTCACTGTTCCATTTGATACCTCACTGAGTTCAGGTCAAGGATACACGATGATGTATGAAATGGACTATTCACTCTTCCTTGACAACAACTCAGGAATGGATGTAGTCAATTCAAATGGACCATTCACCACACGACCAAGGATGAGAGCTTCCATCGGATCATATGTTTCTCAGTTGGTCAATGTAGCTCCATCATCAACGGTATCCGTCAACACGACACTTCCACCAAGTGGATTGGTATTGGATTCGGGAGTACGCACTGGAGGAATGTTCGTGGCTCAAAATGTAGCCAATGGAAGTGAGTTGAATACCGGTGATTTAGTTCAGATTGAGGTTGGAATATACCAAACATATGGAGCATTCTTCGGAGCAGGAGTAGTGCAACCGGTGAACGTAGTGTTGACCGTTAACTCACTGCGAATCCGAATCCTTCCAACTTCAAATGTCCAAGTGATTGGTGGCACATTAGCCATCAATGAATACATCCCTCTCAAGATTAAGCAATCGGATTACATCAAGTCAATCTTTCAGATGTACAACCTTTATGCTGAGGTGGACACTGACCAACCTAACAAGTTGACTCTTCGCCATCGTGATGAGTTTTATGATAATGGAACTGAAAAGGATTGGACATATAAATTGATGAAGGATAAAGAGCAGAATCTCCTCTTCCTTCCGGATGTAACAAACAAGAAATTAAAGCTTACATATAAGGCCGATACCGATTCAGCAAATGTGGTATACACTCAGATGACTGATGAGATATATGGGCAGATTGAGTATACCTTCGACAATGAATATGTGAAGGATACCGATACCAAGGAGCTCATCTTCTCACCAACTCCAGTGATATTGAATTCAGTCAATGGATATGTTCCAATCCTGGATGGTGAAGCTCCCAAGACAAACATCCGTATCTTGTATGATGGAGGAGTTCAAACTTGTGGATCGTGGGGATTGGTTGAGTATGGCACAACCGGAGTATTCAACAACACAACTTATCCAATGTTGGGACATTTCAATGATGCAGTCAATCCAACCTTTGACATCAACTTTGGTACTTGTGATTATTACTATTATTCACCTCAGACATTAACGTCAAACAACCTATACAACACATATTGGAGGAGAACAGTCAACCAAATCAATGTCGGCAAAATGCTCACCGCATACTTTGACTTGGATGAAGCTGACATCCAAACATTGCTATTGAATGACAAAATCCGCATCGACAACTCATGGTGGAACATCAACCAAGTGATTGACTACGATGCGAACACATCAGCACCAACCAAAGTTGAATTGATATCAGTTGATTCGGACATCGAATTCGCACCATTCCAAACAAGACCAGGTACACCAACATCACCAATCACATCGGTTGATGCAGTTGAGTCAACCATTGTGACCAAATCACTTCAGTCCAATGGGAATCTGAGTGGTGATGATGTCATTGTGAAGGGTACCGGCAACATTATCGCAACAGGCCTCAAAGGGATTGTTATTGGGGATGGTAAGGTATTGAGCGAGGATGGAATTATAACTCCGCAAATCAACGGAATCACCTTCCCAACGAGAGGATATGTTGCATTACTCAATCAATTAAGCACATCAGCACCAACAGTGATTGAATTTTCCAACACGATTGGACAAATCACCTGGACTCGCACCGGAGTTGGTGAATATCTTGGAACACCATTGACTCCATTAAATACATTGACTACCTTTGTAACTATTGGAAATACTGAACACGATTATCTCGCATCCGCATACATCAATACCGATGGCAATGTGGTGATTATTACTTGCCGAACACAAACACACGCACACGCAGACAGTAAACTAAAAAATTCACCCTTAGAAATCCGAACATATGAGTAATGAGGTAGCAATTGATTTGACGTTGAATGGGGTAACATCCCTTAAAACTCAATTAAGACAATTAAAGGCAGAGATTGCCAATGCAACTGATCCAACTCAGATGGCTGCACTCGCACAACAAGCGGGAGAGGTATCGGATAGGATTAAGGATGCGAATGATGCGGTGAATGTATTCGCCTCAGGCTCTAAATTTGAGCAGATATCCAATTCATTTGGAGGCATCAAGGATTCAATCATGTCATTGGATTTTGAAGAGGCAGCACAAAAGGCTCAGACCTTCCAAAAAGTAATGGGATCAATTGGCAAAGCTGAGATAACAACTGCAATCAAAGGTATTGGTAAAACAGTGTCAACGCTCGGTGCCACATTCGTGAAGCTCGGAGCTCAGATATTAGCCAATCCAATCTTCCTATTGGCTGCGGTTATCACTGCAATCATTGGAGCAATTGTTTTGTTCTTGAAAAAGATTGGAGTCCTGGATGATGTACTTGCTGCACTCATGGCTCCCATAAATATCCTCATTGATGGATTTAAGCAGTTGACCGATTGGATTGGATTAACATCATATGCTGCGGAAGAAAATGCAGAGAAGATTGGTAAAGCGAATGAGAAAGCAATCGAGTCATCCAAGAAACGCGTTGCAGCGGTTGGTGACAATTACGACATCGAGATTGCAAGAGCTAAGGCAGCAGGAAAGGATACCACTCAACTTGAATTGGACAAGTCAAAAGCACTTGAGAAAGAGGCGATATACCGCAGACAAAAAGCTCAAGAGGAATATGCTGCATTGAATAAGGTTGCCAATGCTGATAACATGGAGAAACGCAAGAAACTCCGTGAGCAAATCACCGCAGAGAATGACATCATCAAGGCAGGAAGAAAAGACCGTACGTTGATTGCAATCGCTGATGATGCAGAACAAAAAGCGAAGGATGATGCAGCGAAAGAAAAAGCGAAGGCAGATGCTGAGGCAAGAGCGAAGGCATACAAAGATGGGGTGAAAGCTATCCAGGCAGAGATTGCCACTGCCAACAAGCTCGTGGTTGATTCAACCAAAACTCAAACTCAAAAAGAGATTGATGATACCATTGCCAAATACGATAAGTTAATTGCTGAGGCGAAGAAATACAAGCAGGATGTGACCGCATTGGAAACTGCCAAAAATCTTGAGGTGAATAATATTCGCAAGGCAGATGGAGCGAATGAGGAAACAGTTCAGATTGAAAGTGCTATCAAAGCAGTTGAACGTATTCGTGCAACCAATACTCAAAAACTTCAGATTCAAGGTGAGGCAAATATGGCATCATTTGAGGACATCCAAAAATATAATGCAGAGGTGGAAGCTGCAGATAAAGCACTTGCCGCTGCCAAACTTGATGCAGTAAAAGGAACACTCGATGCCATTGGATCACTTGCCGGAGAGAATAAAAAAGTTGCGAATGCATTGTTCTTGGTGGACAAAGCTCTTGCCATTGGTCAAGTAATTGTGAACACTCAAAAAGAGATATCGGCATACGCATCCAATCCAACATGGTCATTGTTACCGGATGGTGGTGCAGCATTGAAAACCGCTGCGATTGCAGGTGCGAAGATTCGTGCAGCAACATCCATTGGTACAATCGTTGCAACATCCATTGGTAAATTCATGAATGGTGGTGGAGGTGGAACTGTTGGTGGAGGTGGTAACGTAGCACCACCGAGTGCATCATCACCATCGGCTCAATCATCAGTGCCTTCATTTGTACCTGGTAACCTATTCGGTCAAGGTAACAATCAGAATAATGTCGGAGGAGGTCAAGATACCAACACAAATATCACAGTCACTGCGGTGGTATCCGAAACGGAAATAACTGCGACACAAAACAACATATTGAAAATCCAAAAATCAGCACAATTATGATATCCTACCAAGCATTAACCGATGAAATCATCGCATTCTACAACGCACATCTGCAAGTTAAAAAGGTAGGTACTGATTTCAAGGAGCAGTTATTCAACTTCGCCACAAAGAATGAGCAATATCCTCTAGTGTATATCGTTCCGGTTGACGTAATTGCAAGTGACAACGTGAACTTATTCAACCTTGATATATATTGCTTTGACATCATCCAAAAAGACCGTGCAAATATCACCACAATTCTTTCAGATTGTCAACAAATACTCAATGACTTGTATTTGAATTACACATTCTCATTGACCGATACTGATTTCGATGTGGAAGGATTCCCAACATTCATCCCATTGAACAATGACCTCTTGGATTACGCAGCAGGATGGTTGATGAGCATCACATTTGTATTGCCTTCATGGACTGATTGCCAAATTCCTGAACAAATTCCTAACTAATCTTAATATATTAGTATGGCTTACAAAAACACCGGCGAATTCAACATCAAATATCCAACGAGAAGGAAGGTGGCTAACGTATTGAAAAAGATTATCAAGGATGAAGCATTGATTGATTCATGGACCTTGTATGATTCAGTGCGTATCAATGCCAAGGTGAGCCTTGAGGGCAATCTTCGAATTCAAATCGTTGCAGCATATTACTTCGGATACCTTAACAACGGTACTGCGACAATTGTCCCATTCCAATTGGTTAGAAAATTCAATACCGCACTTGAGCAACAAGGATTGATATCCGAAATGTATGGTCAATATGTTAGTAAATTAGCTCAGACCTATCCTATCCTGGAACTTGGTGGATTGCTTCGTAAAAAAGTAAAAGTGATTTATGACTTTGAGCCATTATTCGGTGAGTTCAATTACGCATTGGATTACTAAATTTCCAACTCTTTTCTCATTGCAAGGAAGTTAAAAATCAATACCAATTTTGTATCGGTTATTGCATCGAACTTTGAGAGGTCACCATTACACATGGTCCATATCAATTGTTCCCATCCCCACTTGGATGATTTCTTTTCCTCTTCCTGCTCTTTGCGTTCTTCTTCATCGGTTATCTCATCGAGGTCATCCTCGAATGATTCACTCATAAGATTGGAATGGCTATCAAGGAAGTTTTGTCGGAACTGAAGATACTCAGGTATCAATCCGAATACTGAGGTGATGGGATAGTCATCGAATAAATGAACACGATCAGTTGATTTGAATTTATATGGCTCGGTGATAACATTCCCCCATTCATCAGTGGATGTTTTCCGGTAAAGGATTGCACATATGTTGCGGAGATTCTTGATATAGTCATCGGTCACGAATCCCTCCAGTGTGATAAACTCACCGAGTGTGATGTCAACAAATGGCTTGAGCTTGAATTCATCGAGCTGATGTTGGTATCTCTTGGATGGCTCAGATGTCATCCATTTCAATTGCTTGGTGATATCCTGAAGCTCATCGAATTCCATATCATCAAAGTCCTCAATGGGGAGGTCGCAGAGGATGGATAACAAATCAGTATTGTACTGCAATGTTCCATCCTCAATATTCAACGACCTTATCTCAATGAACTGTTCAATCGTTACTTGGCTCCACTGCTTCGGGAGATTCAGATTGAGCATGGGATGCGATTTTTTCGGTTACAAATACCAGGTAAGGAACTGCGATTTCAGCTTTGAGTTGTTTGAATAGCTTTGATTTATACTTCAAATGTGCTTCAGCGTAGTGTTCAGTGGGTGAAAGGTCCGTTCTTTTGAACATCAATGCCAATAAATCACTTATCCAATTGTTAGATTTGCGACTAATCAACTTCTCAATCATCTTGGTATCCTTCACTGAGAGCTTCAATTGTCCTTGGTAGGTATATCCATCCAATTCAATCGACTCAACTGCATCCTTTTTCTCGTATTTTGACGAGTTGAATTCCTTAACCTTATCAATAAACTCGGAAAGTTCCACTTCATTCTCATCCCATTCGGATTCCTTCACACCGAAGTATTCAAAAATCTTGATATACCTATCGATGTTATCAAGCTCTTGGTTGTTGGTGATTTCAGTTACCTTTTCGAATTGTTCAATGGTCAATTCATCCATTCGGTTGGGGATTTCCCTTTCAAAAATCTTTATCATAAGTATGTTTTATGAACAAATTTACAATTTTTTTAATATATACATGACCAAAGATTTGCCAATTTACAAAATCACTATTGATCCCGAATACTCCGATGGAGAAGATTTGGGCATTGAGCAGATTGCATTCACTTCTCAACCGGCAATCAAGGTGAAAGGAATGGCATTCGAACAAGCACAACGAATGATATTCGCTGATGACTTAAAGTATCGAATCACTGCACCTGCCATGATACCGATGGAGATATATCGCAAGGATGACCAGGAGGGAGAATACTATGTTCAATTCACTGAGGAAACAATCGCAAAGATTCATGAGAAGTTTATGAGCGACCTTCGAAATCGTGACCTATTCAACCTGGAGCATGACACATCCAAGACAGTTCCTGCATATATCCTCGAAACATGGGTGGTTGACAATCCAAAACAAGATAAGGCCTTCAGTACATTTGGTATTGATGTGCCAAAAGGTACGTTGATGGTGACTGCTCAGATAACTGATAAAGAGTATTATGCTGAATTGGTTGCCAATGACCAAGTTGGATTCTCAATCGAGGGATTCTTGGGATTGAAATTAAGTAATCAATTAAACAAATATAACATGAACAAATTACCTGATGGGGAGCACTTAATCGATGGCAAAATCTACGTTGTTGTAGATGGCGAAATCATTGAGATTAAGGATGCACCAATTGAAGAAGTTGCAATGGAAGAAGTTGCATTGGAAGAAACAGTTGTTGAGGAAGAAGCTCCAATTGTTGAAGATGCAGTTGAGGAAGAAATGGCAGTTGATCCTGCTTTGGATTCAGAGGCTATCCTTGCAATCGTTACACCGATTCTTGAGGAGAGAGAGAAAGCAATCATCGCATTGATCGCAGACCTTCGCAACCAAATGGAAGAGATGATGGTTGGAGAAACTGAAGTGGAAGTTGAAGCAACCGACAACAAAACAAAGATGTCAATCCATGACAAATTTAGTGCAGTAAGTAAATTTTTAAACACAAATAACTAACAATTAACAACAAAACAAAATGAGCAAAAAATTAAGATTCGACTTGGACATTGATGCATCGGCATTATTACAAGCAAACAGTGAGGCATTCTATTCTCGTGCGTATTTGCAAGAGGAAACGGTTGACAATTACCGTACTTTGCCAGGAATTAAATTTAAGACGAAAATTTCCAACGTCACATTCGGACAAGTGTTGCAGGCCGAGAACTGTGGGTGGAACTCTTCAACTGATGAACTTGCTTCAGTAGAGGTAGACGTATGTGGATTATCTGCAATGGCAGAAATTTGTCAATTCCAATTGGAGCAATCATTTGTTTCATTACAAATGACAAAAGGATCAAATGGTGATTTCACTGTTGCATCTTTCATGGATTACTATTGGGGAGAAATGGCGAAAACAATCGCAGAGAACGTAGAGAAATTACGTTGGTTAGGTGACACAACTTCATTAGTTCCTGCACTTGCATTGTGTGATGGTTATGTGAAGTCATTACTTGCTGATGGAGATGTGATTGATATCGCTTCACCAGTTGCAATCACTCCATCAAATGTCCTTGCTAAATTGGCATTGGTATACGCTGCAATCCCTGCTGCGGTTATCGCTAACCAAGAAGAGTTGAGAATTTATGTATCTTCACCGGTTGCTACTGCTTACCGTGCTGCGGTTGCTGCTGCCAATACTCAAGCCAACTTGACTCAAGCATTGGACTTCTCTTATTTAGGAATCAAAATGGTATTGTGTCCAGGAATGGGAACAACATCAAAAATCGTTGCTACATTGAGAGGTAACTTAATCTATGCATTCGATGCTGAAGGAGATGGGAAAGCGTTGAGAGCTATCAATCTTGCTGATACAGTTGCTGAGCCGGTTATCCGTACTCGTGCAAACATGAAAGTTGGATTCACTCATGTGAATGGTGCTGAGATTGTATTCTACAACTCTGCTGCATAATTAATATTCTTGAGGGGATGAAATACTCCCCTCTATTTTTAATATTTAAAACAACAAAAAATGGCTTGTGAAAATTTAGAATCCATTGTTAAGTCATGTGACAACAACAGTGGTGGGATTTTCAAGGTATATATCAACCAACAAGATAACATCGATAGCATCGCATTTGCAGGTGCACCAAATACTTGGACAATCGATGAAATCAACCTAATCGTTGGCGGTGATTTATACACTGAATTTGAAATCCGAAGAAACACCGGAAGTTACACCGAAGATGCAGCGATTGACCTTGTCAATGGTAGCTCATATGTAACCGCAACAATCAGCTTGATGTTCCACCGCCGTGACCAAGCGAAATCTCAAGCAATTAAAGTGCTTGGAGCAGGTCAACAATACTTGAATGCAATCATCCAAGATGCGAATGGTAAATATTGGTACTTCCCATATTTGCAATTGAGTGCAGTTGGTGAAGGTTCAGGAACTGCTCGTGCAGATGGTTCAAAATATTCAGTGACATTGATCGCTGAGAACGATTTCCTTGCATACGAGGTTGATTCAACTATTATCTCAGCATTGATTGCATAATAAAACACAACTTAAAGAGAGCTCATCCATCCGGGTGGGCTTTTTTTATAAACATTTTTCCTACTTTTTATAATATATTAGTATGATTTACATTGATAAAGGTGAGGTTAATTCAATTGTGCTGACTCTAACTGAGGTAAGCACTCTCTCGAATCCGTATTATTTGTTTGTTTTTAACAACGAAATGGATACAACCGACACTCCCATCCTATTCACCACCGCTGACATCTCCACTTGGAAGGAAAGATTCAATATGTTCCTCTTGGATGAGCCGGTTGATGTGATTTTGGTCAAAGGACAATACCGATATCAAGTGTATGAATCAACAATTCCACCAACATCTATCCTGGACACAACGGGAATCGTTATTGAAGAGGGCAGAATGGTTGTAAGTGGTGCAATAACAAACTCAATCTACGATTAAACATGGGATTATTTGACCGATTTAGAACAACAAAGCAAGAATCACCGGAAGTGGTGGAAGGATATCAATCCTTTTCAACACCATTCCTTAAAATTGGCTCAGGGAATTTATCTCTTCCATACGTTAATGGGAGGCACCAAACAAGTGGATGGATTCCATTTGGCGATGCGAATTTATTTCCTTCCGTATTGAATCAATTGGTATACTCATCACCTCTCCATGGTTCCATCGTGGATTACAAAACAAACGCAGTCATTGGTGGAGGTATTGAATTACAAACAACCACAACTACTCCTCAAGAGCTACTTGAATTGTACACATTTGAGAAAAAATCTCGATTGAAAAAAACAGTTCGGATTACAACCGAACAATTGATTGTACACAATCGTGTTTATTTTAAATTGTACTTTGATGAGAAGATGAAGCTCACAAGAATGGATAACGTATCTCCGGACAAAGTGAGAAGAGGACAAAATCCTAACAACTATTTTATTTGTGATGATTGGTCCGCAAGAATTGATGTGCGTGATATCCAAAGACATCATCCAACTTGCACTGATCGTTGTCAACTATTCGTATACGAGGTTGAGTGTTTAGGTCAAGAGTGGTATCCGCTTCCAAAATACACCAGTGCTTTGAACTTTGCCTACCTATCCGGTGAGTTAAGTTACTTCGCAAAATCAAATATTCAGAACAGTGTATTCCCTTCATTTGCGATGATGTTCCCTAAGCGACCACAATCGGAAGAGGAGAAGAATGTACTTCGCTCCACAATGGACAAGATGAAAGGTGCAGCGAATGCAGGAAAGGCAGTCGCATTCTTTGCCAATGGTGCAGAGCAAATGCCTAAAATTGAAAGCATTCCAACAAATCAGAATGACAAACTATTCCAGGAAGCATCCGGATTGAATACTGAGCAGATTTGTTTTGCTCATACAATAGATCCGATACTGATGGGAGTTCGAACAACCGGCTCACTTGGAAGTGGAAGTGATATCAAACAAGCGTATGTCATATTCGAAAAGAATGTCGTGATGCCATTGAGAGAGCAGGTTGCTGATATCTTCAATGAGATACTTCGAATCGCGAAAATCAACGCAGATTTCAGAATCAACAACTTCCAAATCATCAATGAAACAATCGTTGAGGTGGAAGGTGATGCATCCAAAACACAAGATGCATTGAATGCCATGAGTCCATTGGTTGCGACCAAAGTATTGGATACCATGACACCAAATGAAGTGAGAGCATTGGCATCCTTACCTCCGATTGAAGGCGGTGATGCAATTGCAAGTAATCAACCACAAACACCTCAAGCATAATGTTGTACTTCATCACCGAAACCTACCTCAAAACGAATACACCAATCACTGCCAATGTGGATGTGACTGATGTGACACCATACATCGCAACTCAAGCACAATTGAGAGTGATGCCAATCCTTGGGACTGTCTTTTATGACTATCTTTTGGAGGCATACAACGACCAAAATTTGACACCGGAAGAGGAAGCTCTTGTTCTATTCATTCAACCGGTTGTCGCGTGGCGTTCAGCAGAGGATGCAATCTTCGGATTGACCTACCAACTTAAGAATAAAGGACTACAAACTCAATTCGGTGACAACTCATCCAGTGTATCGCGTTCAGATGTTGCATTCGGAATGGAACATTATGCACAAAAGGCATCATTCTTTGAGATGAGATTGATTCGCTACCTGGTAAAGAACAAAGCAGAATTTCCACTCTTCACATCCCATGAGAATCGCGATACGGATTTACGACCTCAGATTGATTGTCATATGTGCGTGGGGAATTGCTTCATGAATGGAGTGTGGACTTGTGGATATCCAACTGATAACGGTTATAACAATCAAATCTTGGTATTATGAGGCAGAATGTGTTGATGTTGATTGCATCCTTTTGGGCGATACTTTCACCGGTTATGCCGATGATATACTTGGCAATGTTGGCCATCTTCATTGATACCTGCTTCGGCATTTGGAGATCAGTAAAAAAGGGAGGATGGAAAGCCTTCCAATCTCGCAGATTATCAGACACAATCTCCAAGTCATTACTTTACGGTGGTGCAATTATGTTCACTTTCCTCATCGAGAAGTACATTGCAGGAGATATCATCGCACAATTCATCTCGGTTGAGCTAATCATGACCAAAGTATTTGCATTCTTTTGTGTAATGGTTGAAATCAAGTCAATCAACGAATCATATGAGAGCGTGACCGGCAAGAATGTACTTGCAGCTCTTCGCAAATTTATCACCAGGACAAAAACAAACTTAGATGAATTTAAGTAAACACGTTACACTCGCAGAATTCGAGGCATCCGGTACCGCAACCAACCACTCCATCCTTAATAAGATGAATGAGTTCGAAATCGAGAGAGCGAAGTTACTTTGTGAGAAGGTATTCGAGCCACTGAGAGCTCATATGGGAGAGCCAATTAGAATCAATAGTGGATATAGAAGCATCGCAGTGAACAAAGCGTGTGGTGGCTCTAAAACGTCACAACATTGTTTAGGTGAGGCAATGGATTTGCACATCGGTAGCAAAGGATTCCATTTCATCAAGGATAATCTTATCTTTGACCAATTGATTTGGGAATTCGGAACGGATAAAGAGCCAAGTTGGGTGCACGTTTCATATAGCAAAGTAAGGAATCGCAAACAAGTCCTCAAAGCATTCAAGAAAAATGGGAAAACTGTATATCTTAATTTTTAGTATTATCCTAGTATCGTGTTCAGCTGAACATCATTTGAACAAAGCAATCAAAAAAGGATACAAATGTGAAGAGGTATCCGATACACTTCGCATCACATCGGTTGATTCATTTCCAGTGATTGTGAACAACGAAATTGTGTGGGAGAAATTCATCACTCAAAAGGATACGGTTGTAATGTGGAAGACAAAGTACATTCCCATGACAAGATGGGAGAAAAAAATCCAATATAAATTGAAAAGAGATACTATTCGCCAAATTCAAAAGGTGGAAGTTGCAAAATATAAGAGTCAAAGGAAAACACGACCTAACATATGGCTCTTTATAATCGGATTCCTCTTGGGAATCGTTACCAAATACCTCTTGAGATATGCTAAAAAAGCACTCTAAAAACATCCACGAACTTCATCTTGATGGTGCGACCGCACAACTTGCAATGATGTCCGACCTTCACTGGGACAATCCTAAATGCGATTGGGATTTATTGAAACGTGATTTTGATTACTGCCTTGAGAATGATATCAAGGTCATGGTGAATGGTGACTTCTTTTGTTTGATGCAAGGGAAAGGCGATCGCAGAGGAAACAAGTCCGACATCCGACCTGAACACAACAACGCAAAGTATTTGGATTCAATCGTTGAAACCGCAGTTGAGTGGTTTTCACCATATGCTCATATCCTTACTGTCATCGGATACGGGAATCATGAAACCGCGATCATCAAGCATCAAGAAACCGACATCCTTCAGAGATTTGTTGACTTGCTTAATTACAAGAATGGGAGCAACGTAATGACCGGAGGTTATGGTGGATGGATTATCATTCATCAGCAATATACAACGAGCTCATGGACCACAACCAAATTGAAATACTTCCATGGCTCAGGCGGTGGAGGAATCGTAACCAAGGGAGCAATTAACTTGACCAGGTCATTGGAGATGTATGAGGACTTTGATATCTTCTCAATGGGACACATCCATGAGAATGCTTGTCGAAATGATGTGAGAGATACGGTAACTCATTCACCGAAGCATGGATATGTTAACCATCACAAAAACATTCACCTCATGCTCACTGGAACTTATAAAGAGGAGTATGGTGATGGCTCCAAAGGATGGCACGTTGAACGTGGTGCTCCTATTAAACCAACCGGTGGAAGAATACTGAAGATAAATGCAAAAGAAATAAAGAAGGAAGGCATAAGAAAAATGTACAAAAGTATCGACTCAATCAAATTTCCTTTGTAAATTAGCGAATCATTAGCGTGTGTTAAGGGGGATGTCGTGAGGCTCCCCTTTTTTTTGTGACAAACATTTGACAATATTTTGATTTATTGGCTGAAATTTGTGGGAAAATTCATGCAGTAAAATCAAGCATTCACAATTTATTTTGTTCAAAAGTGAAAAAAAAGTGAAAAAAGTTTTGCAATTATGAAACTAATGACGAGATTTGCAGTATAACTTTAAAAAACACGCAATGAAAAAACAAGAAATGATTGATTTTATTATCCAGGAGGAGAAAAGATTATGGGCCACAGTACAACGCTCAATGGAATTATTAGGAATTGATGATGAGGTGACTCAATCCGCAGTCACACGTTGGTCAGTTATGAATGATTTAAAAATAAAATTCAATATCAAATGAGAACACTAAACGAAAATCAAAAGGACTTTATTGGAGGTGCGATTGCATTCACTTTATTTTGGACTGTGATGCTTTACTTTACCGCAACGCAACCAAACTATGCAAGTTCACCGAAAGCTCCGCAAATCGAAGAAAAACACGTTCAATCAAAGATCTTGGATGCATATGGGGT